CGGCAGAATACTTAGTACCTTTAAACGCACTACGTGTTGCTGTTACAGGAGCATTTTTACCTAATGTAGCACCAGCAGCTTGTTTTTGGGCATCTTTTGCAGATTTATACGCAGCTAAAGCACCTAACCCACCAAGTCCGGCTTGGAGAAGACCTTTGTTTGAGAGGAGTTTGTCAAGGAGTGATTGTCCTTTAGTTCCCCCCGTTTGTGTACCAAAAGGGTTGCCCGACATAATACCTCCGGGCTTTACATCTCCTTCAGCTTGATCTATAAGATCTTGCATTTGCGACGGATCAATACCGCCGACTACTAAATTCTCCAACTGCTTTAACTGCTCTGGAGAAAATTGTTTAGCCTCGTCACTCTGAAGAAAGTTTTCAAACTGGGATATTCTGGCATCTATCGGCTGAAGAAAAAAACTTGCCCCCGTTGGATTTTCACTAAACGAAGGTTCGTAATAAGTAGGATCTTCAACCCCACCACTCCAATCACCACCAATTCCGTCATCGCCTTCATATAAAAACGTACCCATCATCCACCTCCCGGCCTGCGCCGCGCTGCAATCATCGGTGCAGCAAATTGCATAAATTGATTAAATGCTTTTGGATCTACCCCAGCAGCTTTTGCGCCCTCACCTAAAGCAGTATTAATTGCCGCACCTTGAATGGCGGCTGCGGGGTCAAACTTCCTACCTAGAGCTTTTGCCGTTAATGCGGATGTGGTTAGTGATTTAGCCGGGGTTTCTAACGAACCAAGACCTTTAAAAAGATCGGGGGCCAGCGCGTTCATCCCCGCACCGATACCGCCAGACACTGCACCAGCTTTGAACCCTTGACCGAATTTACCGCCACCTAATTTGGCAAGGGAGCCGCCAACTAAACCTGAAGTAATTGCTTTACCCGCAACAGGAGCAAGTGATCCTAAACCTGAAAGCGAAGAAGTTAATGTATTAGTCAGCCCTGCCAACGGGCCACCAAGTCCAGCTAGTGCAATTGGCGCAACCGCCATAATACCCTGACGAATTCTTTGGCCTTGACTCTGGCGTTGATCAATAGCAGGTCCAGCTTCAACAACTTTTCCTGTTTCAGGGTCAAGTACAAGCTGGGTGCCAAGCATCACTCCTTTGTTACCAATATCAAATCTTTGTCCCGGCGTATAAACAATTCGCCCCTGTGGATCAGTAGAAAAACCCTGGGCGGCAAGCCTTTGCTCTACTGTCTCACCAACATCTTCTTGAAAACCTTCACGCCCACCCTCTGCTTGAATCTTTTTAAACTGCTCAAGTAAATCTTTCTTTTCTTCTCCAACCGAGCCTAATGCTTTTTGAGCTTCAATATACTTTTGTACTGATGGTTCAGACCACTCCTTCATACCCTTAGATGCAAGGCCAGCACGAAGCCGCTCAAGACCGTACGGATCTTTTTGCTGTGCAACAAATTGCTGAAAAGCAACTAGGGGGTTAGTAGAGGAGGACATAAGCGTATTCTATTGGGTTAGGTCGTAGAAAGAAATAGACCCAACACCATCACCTTTAGTTGCACCAGATACAGTCCTTACACCTAGCGTATAAATATCACTTGTGCCTGAGATGGTTGCGCCAAGTTGTAAGTCCCAGTTGTAGCCTGTAGCTGTGGAAGTATTTACCGTACCGCCACTACCCGTTGATGTGACGTAATCTGTTTGAACAATAGTCCCACCGCTCATCGCTGTAGCAGCCACATCATAATCAACATTGGAATCAGACGGCACAGTCGCCGCCCAAGTTGCTCCAGTAAGCGTGGTGTTTTTTATTAACGCCACTTCATAGTTCTGGCTGGTTAGCGGCAGAAACTGTGTACGGTTGGGTAGCACCACCGCCCCAGTGCGTCCTGAAGCAAGACGGATGGACACAATAGGATAAAACGCTGCTGTATCAATATTGGTAAACGATGTGGTGCGCCTTGCTACATGGTCAATAGAGGTCTGTTCAAACCCACCCTCGGAAACAACCGAGCAGCAAATAGACTTCATGCTGGCAGCAACGGCTGATGTAGCCGTGCGGATCTCATACCTAACCGGCAAAATGGCCGTGGTCATATAAACATTTGAGATGTCGTTTGCATTGTTAAACGTATGGCAAACGATGTACTGACCATTAATGATAAATCCACATCGGATTGATCCAACACCGAGCCACTCAAAATCCATCCAGAGAATCTGCGCCTTGCTTGGATCAAGCGTGAAACCTGAAGGCCCAGAACCATCTAACTTGTCACCATTCCAATTAGCTTGGTTTACGGTCCTTGCATCGGAAGCCGTGCCTGTAACGTAAGACCGCAAAACAAATGAATAGGTTCCATCTACTCGTTGGAAGAACACGCCGTTTTGGTCGTTGTAGTAACCAACGCGCTGCGTTAGATTTAAGCTCTGGCTACTATCCATCACAAAGGTTGCAAGCACCAGCAAGCCTTTTCCTGGCTGGTACGGGAAGGACCGATAAGACTGACGGGTAACCGAACCTACACCCGCACCTGTAACTTCCATCTTGACAGCCGCTTCGTTGGTCAGGAAAGAGGTTGTACCGGTTCCTGTAGTTGATACATCAAATTGATTGTCGGCGGCATACCTATTCTGACTATCAAAAAGGGTGTAAGGCTGACTTACACGCTGCCGACCAAACGCATCAAAATAAGTTCCGGGCAACGTAACCGTACCCGTAATTGGGAGTGTGGATGTAGTCGCCATAAGCTTTGCCAAAAAGTCATCGATGCGGTTGAAGTACAGGCGTAAGACGTTACTATATTGATCGTGAAATGCCCGTTCGTAATTTGAAGGAGCAAGAGGAAGGCTAGGCGCAACTATCTTATTAAGCGCGTACTCCGAAGTAACAACATAAGTCATCGTCTGCCGTCCTGCCTGATGTCAATTCGTGGTGCACCAAGCTGCCAAGTCGTACCGACCCCGTCGGACCCAATCTTCATGATCATCTGTCGCCCACGGATACGGGTGTAAACGATATTGGTAAATTGCTCAATCGTAACGGTGGATGTACGGGCAACAGCTTTAGCTGCCTCGGTGTTAAACCCAGACCCCGAACCGTTCATACCGTAAAGGGTCATCGTAACTTGGGGTGTTGTTGCTGTAGACCCATCAAATGTCAGATCCGGCACCATACGCCATACAAACCCAAAGTTTTGCCCATCTTCAATATCAAACTCAGCAGACTCTATGTAAGCAGTAATTGGTAGCGTCGTGCCTGTCTCGTTATCGTCAACGCCATACTCGTGATCAACAATGTTGTAGTTATATGTAGCAGCTTGTGGGTAAGCGCGAATGCCTGAATCGCTCCACGCCGTACGTGCCATCGTGCCGTAATACCAAATATCTTCAGCGTAGTTGTACACCACATACCGATCAACAGTCGTGGAATTAGCCGAGCAGTAGAACCACCAAACCTCGTTGAAACCTTCGCTAGTACCAGCAAAAACTTGGAAGTTCTGATACTTATTAATGTCGTTGAACACATGCCGACGTAGATCGCAACGAAGTGTTTGCACCCTACCGTTGTACACATAAAACTTATCCACACCCATCCAGTAAGTAACCCCAGATGCAATTGCAGTAGCGTTTGGCCCAATGATTGAAGTGTTATCACCAAGTATCTGTGACCCCCAAACCAACGGTGGGCCGAGGTATTGCAGAGAAAAGAGGGCAGAATCGGTCCATACCAACACTTCCTGCCTAGTTTGCTGCACTGCAATAATCTGCGAACCGTGGGATAACCGCAGGCTACCTGCTTGGTTTAATGCAGAAGGCACCCAATCAACTAAAGATTCTTGATTCCCCCAACGAATGAGCATGGGGTCAGCAACAGTGCTGCCGTATTCATTTGTGCCAAACACAATCAAAAACCGCGAAGCATCTGATACAAGCATGTTGTATTGCATTAACGGCACATCGACAAGCGTAGAAATACTTTGCGTTCCAGACTGACTGCCCGAAGTGTTTATAGCCGCGCCGGTTATGGAAGTTGACAGGTTTGCAGTGACCCCATCAACATTAATTAAATAGTATGTCGTACCAGCAGTTAGCCCCGTTGGAAGTGCGCCAGTAGTAGCAAGCTTAATGGCTGTACCCTCAGCAAGTACATTAGACAGCGTAATCACACAAGGTGAAGCTATTGTCAGGGTAACAGTACCCCCAAGGCTGTTGAGCGCAACACCTCTTGTTGATAAGCCGTTAGTCGCATCCCAGTAGTACAGACCAGCCGTGCGTGGCCCAAAGACTAAGTCCTCCCCCCAGTTGCCAGCATTCCATATCCGCAATGGATCTGTAACCTGTGGCGTAACCCCCCATGACCCACTGCCCCAAGCACCTGCGCCCCATCCGATTAAAGGAACTTGAGCAACGCCCGGACCTGTGTTTACTTGGAAAGCACCAACAGAAGACCCACCACCATTACCAACATCCGAGGCATTTGAAGTGACAGGCGCACCCGTACCGGGATCTTTGGCTGTGATGGTGAACGTATTTAATGTAGGTACAGAATCTATTTGATACTGCTGATTGAGTACCGCTGCTGTGATGTTTCCACCTAGACTTACCGCGCCGGAGAAGGTTACAAAGTCACCAACAATGGCACCATGATTGGCCGATGTAACGGTAATCGTAGAAGAGAAAGGAGATACAGTAACCGCAGCAAAGGTTACTGACTGCGTCAGGCGGATAGGCGTAATGTCTGAATAAGCACCACCCTGCTCAATGTAATACTTTAGGTTGGTTCCTACACCAAGCAGGTTAGAGTTACTTAAAGTAACCCAGTTCCAAAGAGAACGGCAAATCCCTAAGTAAACGGCTTGCGATATTCTGCGCCACCCACCAATCTTCTCTGGTGTGCCCTGACGAAACCGAACCTTGTCGGATACATACCAACCGTTCTCATTTGTATAGCGAGTATTTTCTTTATTAACCCCGCTTTTCAGTAGTATCTTTTTTAATGGCACGGCTCACCTCATCAGTGCAGCTTCAGCATCACGCCGAATAACTAACCCACGCAAGACCTTACCGCCACCACGGACCCACAGCTTAAGTTGCTCTATGGCTCCATCCCAATCTTGCTGGTTAATTTTGCGCTTAAGTGTAGAGGTCTGCAATCTGCCAATGCCAAGGTTATAGCAAAAATCTACGATAGCATTAAGCTTGCCCCAATCCTTGTCTTTAATGGCTACCGTCAAAAGAATTGGACATTGCCTGATAGCGCCGGGTGCATAGGTATGAACAAGCTCGTGCATCAATAATCGTTCAGCATACTCACGGTCAATACTAGGATCGTCCTTGGTTACCTTGTCACCATTAGCGTAGTACGTTGAACCGTAACCAATCGTCCACACCCCCGCAGGGCATAGGTAAGGTTTGGCTGAAAACCCTTCAAACCTTCGGCACAGTTCAGCGGCTAGATCTAGTTTCACGCTAATCCTCTAGCCTTCAAGGTACGGTCAAGGAACCAATAGTTAAACGTGCCTGCCACTAATGCGGCAAAGTCTGGCGACATAATCATCTTAAAGACTTCTTGAACAGGTAGACCTTCACGGGAAGCAATGATGGCAAACCAGATATGCGAAGCTGACCAGATAGCAAGAATCCAATAAGTAACCACGGGCCTGACTGATGCTGATAACGAAGCAACCCATCCACCAGCAGCCTTAGCCATCTCGGTCTGTGAATTGATAGCCGCTTCAAATGCAGCCATGACACCCGTATCAATGGCTTTATCACGTTCAGCACCGATCTCAGCCAGCTTCATCTCACCACGGATTTGTTCTAACTCGCACTGGCGGTTGAACATGGATAGTTCATGCTGCCTTTCGTTCTTGCGGTCAAGGAACTTTAAAACCTCCGGCGCAAGCCGGAATAAGCCACCGAAGATCGTACCGAAAAGACCGCCGCCAATGATGTCTAACATTACTTCCTCCCCATCTTTTCACGTTCCTCAAGCAGTCTGACTTTGACCTGAAGTTCGTTGATGTGTTGCATGAGTTGCTCTTTGAGGACGGCTCGCTTCTCGGCTGATATAGGCGAATCAGTCGGCACACCCTCCTTAGTAATCAAGGCTGGCATAGCACCTTCAATCTTGGTGAGCCGCGTGGAGAAGTCAGCTACTTGTTGTAACAACCACGCTAATGATGCAACGATGACAGGGATGACTGCCTTGAGGACATCGCTCCAGTTCATAGCAGTCTCCCACGGTTACTCTGTTTTCTGTTCCTCAAGCTGGGCTACAGCCTGTGACTTGATCTTCTCAAACAGTGCTGCGATCTGCTTATAAGGAAGATTCCCCAGCGTATCTAGCACTGTATTGACTTCATCAAGGGTGAGTTCAAGCTTGAGCGGGTTCATTCACTTTCCATGAGGTAGTGGCTTCATCCCAGCTATACATCTGACCGTCGGTCGGCATCGCAACAGGAGCTTCCCACTGTGCATCAGCGTTCAGAATCCATGACGCATAGGGCTTCGGTGCTACGAAAGCATCAATATCTGATCTGTAGGTGTAACCGATACCCGCATAATTCTTTCTGATGTTGCCGTTGTAGGAAGTCTGCTTCCATGTGCCGCCAAGGATTTTTTCCAAATGAGCTGCGCCAATGTGTTCTTTTTCCACACCGCTAGCGTCAGCCATATCTCGGTTGTCCACAACTACGACTTGTGTAACAACATTGTTTTCATCAATTTTCGCGTAATGTCCCATCGTTAACCTCTTGCAAAAGAACCGTGAAATTTATCCCGAGCTTCAATAGCAACTAGCTCGGCAAACTCTAAATCATCATGCCAGCCAAAAAACGTGCGTTTTCTGTTAACAGACATTTCAACAACCCATTTTTGACACTTCTTGTCCCATCTAACATTTTTAACGCCACTGGTGTTGTTTTTATGAATTTTTCTATTTAAGCAATTTTGTTGTTGCGTTGCCCCCCGAAGATTTTCAATCTTATTGTCTGCCCTATCATTGTTAATGTGGTCAATAATTTTTGGCACATATCCGTGGTGGTACATAAATATCAATCTGTGCAATGGATACACCACACCCTCTACTTTCATTCGTATGTATCTATGATGATTTGTAATTGGCGTAAATTTTGGTTGATAGCCTTGCTTTGCATACAGAAACCCATCACGATACTCAAACAGCTCTTTTAGGCGTTCTTGAGTAACCATTACGCCTCCAGTTTCAGTCCAGTTAAATCCATTTCCTCGCCAACTGTACCTAGCGGGAAGGTGTTAAAACTCAAGCTAACCCGTACATCCTCACCCTCTACA